CAAGACTGCGATGGAATTAGTGTGGTCGGATAACGTAGTGCGCAAGACGAACGGAAACGTTTTGCTGTTGACGCCGCTGGCTGTGACGCATCAGATTCAAGCCGAGGCGGAGCGTTTTGGGATCGAGGCTAGGGTGTCGCGCGATGGTACGGCGCACCGTGGAATCACGATTGCGAACTACGAGAAGCTGCACCTTTTCGACTCTGGCCAGTTTGTCGGAATTGCCTGCGACGAATCGAGCATTCTCAAAAGTTTCGACGGTGCTACCCGGCTGGCAATCACAACGTTCTCGCGCAAGCTGCCCTATCGCCTGCTGGCCACCGCTACCGCTGCGCCGAACGACTTTACCGAACTCGGTACGTCATCCGAGGCGCTAGGCTACCTTGGTCACATGGACATGCTCAGCCGTTTTTTCAAAAACGACCTGAACAACAGTGCAACAGGCCGTATGCGTGGCGAGGTCATCAAGTGGCGGCTAAAGGGTCATGCCGAACTTCCGTTTTGGCGATGGGTGTGTTCGTGGGCAAGAGCGATCCGCAAACCGTCTGACCTGGGGTTCGATGACGAGCGGTTTGTTTTGCCGGAACTGATCGAGCGCGAACACATGGTAGAGGCGAACACGCTAGCCGACGGGATGCTTTTTGCGTTGCCTGCCGTTGGCCTGAAAGAACAGCGGGACGAGCGGCGCAGGACAATCGACGAAAGGTGCGAGCGTGCGGCATCGCTTGTGCGAGATACTGGTCAGCCTGCGATGGTGTGGTGTCATCTAAATGCGGAGGGCGACCTACTGGAGCGGTTGATACCAGACGCAATACAGGTCAGCGGGTCAGATTCTGATGACGCGAAAGAGGAAAAGCTGCTTGCGTTTTCACGCAACGAGGCCCGCGTGCTGGTGACGAAACCGGCCATTGGGGCTTGGGGACTTAACTTTCAGCATTGCGCACACATGACGTTTTTCCCGTCGCATTCTTTCGAGCAGTATTACCAAGGGGTTCGACGTTGCTGGCGCTTTGGGCAGAAACGGCCGGTGCATGTTGACATCATTACCACGGAGGGCGAGCGTGGCGTGCTCTCAAATCTTCAGCGCAAGGCAACTCAGGCCGACCGCATGTTTTCTAATCTCGTTTCAGAAATGAACGCCGCGCTATCTATCGAGCGTTCGCAACAATTCACAAAACAAATGGAGCTTCCATCATGGCTTGCAAAGACCAGGTAATCACAGACAAGTACGCAATTTATAACGGCGATTGCGTTGAGGTGCTTCAATCAATGCCCGAGCAGTCTATCCACCTGTCCGTTTACTCTCCTCCGTTTGGCGGGCTGTATCACTACAGCAGCGACGACCGCGATTTGTCGAACTGTTCCAGCTATGACGAGTTCATGGAGCAATACGCTTTTGTCGTGAAGGAATTGGCGCGCGTGACAATGCCGGGTCGCATGTCTTGCGTTCATGTGATGGACGTCCCGCGCAGCAACAGCGGCACGGACAGCTACATTGATTTCCCTGGTGATGTCATCAGGTTGCACGAGCGTTGGGGGTGGAGCTATGCCGGACGGCACATGATTTGGAAAGAGCCGCTAGAGGTTCGCTTGCGCACCATGCAAAAGAACTTGGCGCACGCTTCTCTATGCGAGGACTCGCTCGATTGTGGCGTGGCCAGCGGGGATTACCTGTTGCTATTTAGGCGAGCAGGGAAAAATCCTGTCCCGGTGGCGCACCCTGTTGGAATGCTTGACTACGCTGGAGAGCGTACGCCGCCTGCCGATGTTTTGTCGTATCGCGGATGGACGGGCAAGCAAACGGAGAACCGTTTTTCGCACTGGATTTGGCGGCAGTACGCCGATTGCATGTGGGATGACGTTCGGTTCAATCGAGTTTTGCCGTACCGCGAGGCGCGAGACAGCGAAGACGAAAAGCACGTTCATCCGTTGCAGCTTGACGTAATCGAGCGGTGTGTCGTGCTTCGTAGCAACCCTGGCGAGACAGTTTTTACGCCGTTTATGGGTGTTGGCTCGGAGGTTTATGTTCCCGTTTTGCTTGGCAGGCTTGGAATCGGGGCGGAACTAAAATCGAGTTACTTCCGGCAGGCCGTAAAGAACGTGGCGCAAGCTGCGGCGGGCGTTGTCATCGGAGCGGAAACCGGAGATTTGTTCTCCGTTGAGGACGAGGACGCCGCGTGAACTTCTATCCGTTTCACATAGGCGACTACTCCGCGCATACGCGCCACCTCGATTTAATGGAGGATTTGGCGTATCGCCGGATGCTGGACGCCTACTATCTCGCTGAACGACCGTTCAACGGATGTTCAACGGACGTTGCGCGGTTGATCGGAATGCGCGATCACTTGGACGCCGTGGAATACGTGTTGAATACGTATTTCGAGCGGATGGAAACCGGGTGGCGCAACGTCAGAGCCGACGCTGAAATCGAGAAATTCAAGGTCAAGCAAGAGCAGGCGGCAAGGGCTGGCAGGGCTTCCGTGCAGCGAAGAATCAACGGACGTTCAACGGACGTTGAGCAACCGTTGAACGAGATTTCAACGGACGTTCAACCAACCAAGAACCAAGAACCAAGAACCAAGAACCAAGTAAAAGATTATGGTGCTAACGCACCATTGTCCTCGCCGCCGAAAAACGACGGCGAGAACGCCGAAATTGTTGCAGGAAAGACACACTTACCCCCCTGCCCGATTGACGAAATCGTAAACGAGTATCACAATCGTCTGCCGTCACTGCCTCGCGTTCTGGTGCGCAATGCCAAGCGGGACGGGCTGATACGCGGCAGATGGCGCGAGGCTTTTGCCGATGGGAAGTTCACGGATAGGGCGGACGGGATGGGGCTTTTCTGCGAGTTCTTCGACCACGTTTCCGGGAGCCGTTTCCTTACCGGGCGGGCCGACTCAAAACCTGGGGTTCCGCCGTTTTGCGCCGACTTGGAATGGCTGATGCGGCCGACGAACTGGGCAAAAGTTGTCGAGGGGAAATATCATCGCTAAGACGCTGGGCCGATATCTCTCCGAAGCCCCGGAGCCTGCCGCTACCGCCGCCCGAACGTGGAGGTGCATGTGCCACGGATGCCCTGCAACTGCCGGGATTGACGCCGGGAACGGGGAAACGATCTGCCGGTTTCACTACGGCGCACCGGCCTCCGAATGGCAGTCGATCACGAACCGCCTGCGCCAGCGCGAATGGATGGTGAAAGCGGCGGACTACTGCGCTCAGGGTGACGTAAACCCGGCATGGTTTGACCGTGCTGTCTCTGCCGCAGAGAGAGCGGGTAGACCTGACCTTGCGCCGACCCACAAACGCACTACAAGGGCCGGGAAAGTGCGCGATGACGCGGAACATCCGATGCTGTACGCGCAGGCGTTAAACGGGGTTCTAGGGACGGAATGCGCCGCCGAACGGAAAGCCCCGCCGATGCCGGAGAAGTTGAAGAAGCTGCTTGGATCGGTCAAACTCGGGGACATGCTGGGCAGCTTTGAGACCGAAGACGAACGCGAAGCCCGCCTAGAGCGGGAAGCGATCCAGGCTGAGGCGAGTGCGTGACATGCGAAGCCTGCGGCAAACTCTCCGGCCTGTACATGATGGGCTGCGCCGCTTGCGTGCGCCGGTTGATTCTCAGCGCCCCCAAAGAGGCACGGGAAGCCATGAAAGCCCACGTAGCGCGAACGCACCCGGAAATGATTGCCGAGGCGAGGAAACTGAATGAGACGAGCGGCAAGGGTTGACGATAACCAGGCTGAAATCGTCGCCGCGCTGCGCAAATGCGGCTGTACGGTTCAGTCACTCGCTGCCCTTGGCAATGGCGTCCCGGATTTGCTTGTAGGGCGTGGCGGAACGAATTACCTGCTGGAAGTGAAGGACGGGAACAAGCCCAGAAGCGCGCGAGAACTGACGCCGGATGAACTGCGCTGGCTCCATGCGTGGCGAGGCTCTGCCGCTGTGGTGGAAACGGTCGAGGAAGCGCTGAAAGAAGTTGGAGTGCTGGAATGACTGAAACGCGAACGCACGAAGGCGCAAGCCTGATGCTCGGTCGGCCAAAGATCGACGGCCTGCCGCCGGGAGCGAACCTGGTCGAGATAACGCGGGTTTACACGACGCCAGAACGGCGCAAGCAAGGCGACGCCCGCTGGCTGCTTTGCGAGGTCTGCGTAAAGGCGGATGAAACGCAGACGTTCCTGATGCTCAGTCCGAAACCCTTTGACGACGAACCGATGGACGCCGATGCCCTTGAGGGTTTTTACCGCCGGTTCGGGTTTAAGACAATGCAACGGGAAGCGGATGACGGCACTCCGCACGTAATCATGGTGAGGCAACCGCGATGAGTTGGAAGGACATGGGCCTTTACTGGGCTTGGATGTCATTGGATGCAATGACGCCGCCGCCGACCGTGAAAAAGCGTGAATACGTGCAAATCCGACACAACACCGGATTGACAATGGCGCTTTGTGTTGGGGTTTTCGATGACGACAAGTACACGCCGATGAATCGCGGCGAGCTTGAGTGGCATGTAAAGCAAGGCGCAACAATCGAAGGGGATTTGCATGAGTGAAAATACTGAGGAAAGCGTTACAAAAACGCAACAGAAACGAATTGGCGAGGGTTTGCCGGGGCCGGGTCGAATTAAAGGCGTGCCGAACAAAAGCACAGTGGCCGCGCGAGAGTCAATTGCACGGTTTGTCGACGGCAACGTGGAACGGCTGCAAGGCTGGCTAGACGAGATTGCAGAAGACCCGAAACACGGGCCGCTGGTGGCGTTTAAGTGCGTGCAAGAAATCCTCGAATACCACGTCCCCAAGTTGGCGCGTACTGAGCACACGGGCAAGGACGGGGGCGCGATCATCGTGCAAGCGGCGAACGGGGATGAGTCGCTGTGAGCTTGACGGCCCGCCAGCAGGAAGCACAGTCAATCCTCGCGGGGAACTCGACGCACATTCTGCTAGAGGGCGGAAGCCGATCCGGGAAAACGTTTCTGCTGACCCGCGCCGTCTGTATGCGGGCGATCAAAGCGGCAAAAAGCAGGCACGCGATATTCCGGTTTCGGTTCAATCACATCAAAGCCTCGATCATTTCTGACACGTTCCCGAAGGTGATGGAAACATGTTTCCCGCAGGTCAAGGCGGAAATCAACCGAACCGACTGGTTCGCGTCATTCCCGAACGGCTCGCAAATCTGGTTTGGCGGACTGGATGACAAAGACCGCACTGAAAAGGTTCTCGGGCAGGAATTCTCGACGCTGTACTTGAACGAGGTTTCGCAAATCCCGTGGCAATCCCGCGACATGGCGCTAACCCGTTTGGCGCAGAAAGTCGATCAGGAAGTGGCCGGAGCGCGCAAGCCGCTGCCGCTGCGTTTTTACTATGACCTGAATCCGACGAACAAAAACCACTGGGCTTATCGGCTGTTTCACGAGAAACGCGACCCGGAAACAAAGATCGCGCTTAATCATCCCGACGATTACGCCTGGTTCCGGCTAAACCCCGAGGACAACGCCGCAAACCTGTCGGCCGCGTATATCGACACACTACGGGGAATGAGCCAGCGCCAGCAAAAGCGATTCCTGCGCGGTGAATGGGCGGACGCAAACCCGTCGGCGCTTTTCCACGACGAGGATATCGAGAAGTGGCGCGTTCTTGATGGCAGGGTGCCGGATTTCGTGCGCGTTGTGGTGGCGGTTGATCCGTCAGGGGCTGGCGACCGAGACAACGCCGATAACGACGCGATTGGCATTGTGGTGGCCGCGCTCGGGGTGGACGGCAATGCGTACATCCTCGAAGACTGCACGATCAAAGCCGGTCCGGCCGCATGGGGGCGGGTCGCAACATCGGCATTTGACCGCCACCGGGCCGACTGCGTAGTCGGTGAGGGCAATTTCGGCGGCGACATGGTGCGGCACACAATACAGACCGCACGCCCCCGGACGCCGTTTAAGAAGGTGACGGCCTCGCGCGGTAAGGTTGTCCGTGCCGAACCTGTAAGCGCGCTTTATGAGCAGGGCAAAGTCAGGCACGTTGGCCTTTTCCCGGAGTTGGAGGAGGAGCTTTGCGGGTTCTCGACGTTTGGCTACACCGGCACCGGATCACCGAACCGGGCAGATGCAGCAGTTTGGGCACTGACTGAGCTATTCCCAGGCATGACCAAGCCACAAGATGATGAGACAAAAGAGGACGAAACCGACTACAGCGCAATGTATGGGGGTTCGGGATGGATGGCAGCTTGACCATGTGGGCTGAAATCGGGCTAGACCTCCGCAGGCATGGTTGGGGGCCGTCAAAGGTGGCCGCTCACTTGAACGTGCCTCGATCTACGGTGCGGCACTGGTTCAACGCCGGAGGCACGCCGCTGTATCCGGCCGGGGCGCAGCTAATCAGCCTGCACGCGCGGATTGTGTGCCACCAGAAAGACCCGAAGCCCGTATGGCAAGCGGCTAATTGTCTGTAGGCGATAAACCGCCACGCCAGTCCCAAGAATCGCGCTATTAAGTCGGGATGATTGAATACACCGGTCGCCCGCAAGGCGTTAAAGACGCCGACATCGTTGCCGAGGCGCGTAAGCGCTATCGCGTGGCGTCTGACGCCGCATCCCGAAACCGCGAGAGCTTCCGCGAGGCGATGCGGTTTGCCGCTGGCAATCAATGGGATGACCGGCTAAAGCAGGCCCGCGAGTCGCAAAACCGGCCCTGTCTGACAATGGACAGGCTTGGCACGCACATCAATCAGATTGTCAACGATCAGCGGCAGTCAAAGCCCGCGATCAAGTGCAACCCCGTAGACGACAAGGCCGACGTTAAGACCGCCGAGATTCTGAATGGGGTCATTCGGAACATCGAGCATTTGTCGAACGCGCCGATGGTCTACGAAACGGCCAGCTGCACCCAGGTTGCCGCAGGTATGGGCGTTTGGCGGGTGCTGACCGAGTACGCCGACGAAAACGCATTCGAGCAGGACATCCGGCTAAAGCGCATCCTCGACCCGATCTCCGTCACGTTCGACCCGAACGCCCGCGAGATGGATGCCTCGGACGCCATGTACGCTTTCGTCGAGGATTCCGTAGACCGCGAGACGTTCAAGGAACTGTATCCGGACATCAACCCGGACGATTGGGCGGGCCAGTCTGATGATTTGGGCTGGTGGAATCCTGACAGTGTTCGTTGCGCCGAGTATTACCGCGTAATCATGCGCAAGACGCGGCTTTTCCTGCTGGCCGATGGGTCGGTGATGGACGAGCAGGAATTCGCTAAAAGCGAGCGCAACCCGGCCGAAGTGATTGACCAGCGGCCCAGTAAGCGGCGCGAGGTGCAATGGTTCAAGATTGCCGGGGCAAGCGTTGCCGATTCTCGAGTCTGGCCTGGTCGGTGGATTCCGCTGGTGCGGATCGTCGGTAACGAAACCGTTGTCGATGGCAAGATTCTTTACACCGGCTTGACTCAACGCGCCTACGATGCGCAGCGCATGTATAACTACCAGGTCTCGACAATGGTCGAGATGCTGTCATTGCAGAAAACCGCACCGTACATCGGCGCAAAGGGTCAATTCAAAGGTGTTGAGGCCCGTTGGGCGCGTGCCAATGCCACGAATCCGGCTTATCTGGAATACGAGCCTGTCGAGCTAAACGGCCAATTCCTGCCCGCTCCTCAGCGGCAACCTGCGCCCCAGGTGCCGACCGGCAATGTTCAGGCGATGCAAGCGGCCGCGCAAGATTTGCAATGGATCACCGGTCAGCACGCAGCGAACTTCGGTGCCGCATCGAACGAGACCAGCGGCCGCGCCATTATGGCCCGCCAGCGCGAAGGCGACA